CGGAGCAATCGTGAGCGGCCGAATGGCATGGGCCCTCGAAGATCTTGATTTCTGCTACGCAGGGTCTGCATTTTAGTACCAGATTATTACTAATCCGTCTTTTCCAGCGCCGCCGGCGCCAGTGCCGCCGGCGGATCCGCCGCCGCCGCCACCGCCGTACCCCGGAGCGTCACCACCTTCACCACCACGGACACCACGTCCTCCGGGACCACCACCGGCGCCACCGGTGCCGCCGCTGACGGCGTGACCGGTGCTTCCGTCCCCAAGGCCGCTTAAAATATCACCTGTTGTTCCAATTCCAGAAAGGCCACCATCACCAATGACGTGTCCGCCGCCGCCAGCGGACCCGCCGTTTGCAACAAGATAGGCCCCGATACTTGTTGTTGTGCCAGCAGTCCCATCTGAATCGATACTGCCGCCTGCTCCTCCGGAGCCGATCGTAATCGTCACCGCTTCGAGAGCAGAAGGCGTAAAAAATCCCTCTGCAACGCCGCCGCCGCCGCCGCCGCCGCCGTGCGATACGGGGCCACTATTATTACCGCCGCCGCCGCCGCCGCCGCCGATGACTTTGCCGTAAGCAAGTAAAACGCCGACCGGCACATTCCAGGTTCCGCTGGATGTAAAAATAGCCTGCCGCGAAAACGTAGTTCCGACCGGCGTATCCGTAAACGTTTTCACTCCTGCGACAGACTGCGCACCGGTTGTTTTTACAGCTTCGCCGTCCAGGGTGGCCACGTCTGCGACGACGTCGTCTATTTGCGTTTGCAGTCCGCCGGTGTCGGTGTTGATTGTGTCGATCTGGCCCTGCAAGTCGGCGTCGTTCGCGCTGAGCCGGTTCCACTCGTCTTCGAAGTAAGGGCCGTAGAGCGGGGCCTGTGATCCGGTCGGTGTTCCGGCCTGCCAGTTGTGTGATAGGTTTGTATCGATTGCCATTGTCAGGGCTCCTGGTAAAATTGTACGAAAGATGCGGCGGGGGCCGCGAGCTGCATTATTCGCTTGAACGCGCTTTCGTCTGTCGCGTTCACAGCGGCCGAATACCGACACTCGAAAGATTTCAATCTCTGCTTGTGGCCGGACGCGCAGTGTTCGCCGCTTGCAAATACAGACCCGTCACACATAAGCGCGTCCTCGGGACGAAAATCGGCGACCCCCGAAAGAGTCCCGGTTCCGTCCAACACACCGTTTCCGTCGAGCGGCGTGATGTCCGGGTACATATTCCTGATTCCGCGAAACTCGTCTCCGAGCACAAGCACACCGATTGCGGACAGGGTGCCGGCTGATCCGTTTGATTTTTGCCGAAAGATTGCGATTCGAATAAATCGCCGGTATTCCGCGTCCGTCTTCCCTTCGCGCGGCTCTTTGAAAATTTCCCCGAGATCGTCCAGCAGCGTGCCCTCTAAATTATCAGCGAACCGTATCGCGGCGAGGGTTGTTGCTACGTCTGCAATTTCGTCCAGGCCGTCGGCGAAGGCGTTCCACCGGCTCCGCGATACCGAGTCCGGTTCGAGGTTCCAGACAGATTCTGGCAGAATATCAAATACGTCGCGCGCGCTCATGATACGTTCACCGTCACGTTGGCCGTTACCGTCGTTGCTTTCTGCCGTGCCTGGATCGATAGGATCGTGTCTTCGGTCGGAGGCTCAGAGGTCCCGACGAGTATTTCAACGGCGTCGATTCCAATCACGCCAATCTCGTCCAGATTGGCAATCAGTTCCCACGTGCGAACCGGGGCGCCAATATCGAGCCCGGGATATTCCGTGGTGAGAGTGTCTACGGTATCCAGTCCGCCGATCGCCTGGACAATGGACGTTTGAACGAACGGGATTTGCGCGGCCGTCCACGAGAGATTTGCAGTGATATTCACCTCAACAAAGATTTCAAGTTCTGTCGGTCGTGAGAATCGGATTACGTGCGACTCACCGCCGTCATCAACGATCGTTACCTCTTCGTCTCCGAAAAATCCGACGTCCGCCGGGGCCTGCTGGTATAGAGCCTCAAAAATATCGTCGTCCACTCCGCCGATTACGATGGCCTCGATCGATAGCGGCGGCACACCGGCCAGGTCCTCGACGAACGTTTTGTTGCTGTAGACCACAGCTTTTATCACGCCCGGGAGCTGACGCAACGTCGCTGTGATTCCAAAATCAGACGAGCCACCGACGGCGTCCGATTCCTCGATCCGCGAGCGGTAATCCGGATCGCCCTCAACATCTCGCCCGCTCGTGGACGGAAGCGGGTTCGTGACCGAGGTCACACCGGCCACGGTCGTAACGAGAATCGATACCGCCCCGGCAGTGACCAGACCGGCGAACCCGGCCTCCAGCGCCTGAGCCTGGATTGATACAGTTCCACCGCCGCCGATTTCAGCCTCGATCAACGTCGAAAACTGGATACCCTGCTGTGTCGCTACGATCGTTCCGGCCGGTACAGTCGTCGAAGGGGTTCCAGAAAAAGTCATTCCGACAACGGCTTTCGTTTCGTCGTTCCTACGCACGCCACGGAGTGATCCGACCTCGTCCAGATTTATTCCGTCTGCGCTGGAAATTCGCGTCTGATAAAACGCGGCCTCCATTTCCTGCCACAGTTCGTCAAACGCTCTCGCTTCTGCGCGCGCCCACTGGCCGTCCGGCGACGTTGGCGAAACGTCCGTATCAGCGCCGACCTGCGTTTTGATACGCTGGACGTGCTTTTCCAGTATCTCATCGTACGTATCTCGAATAAATCCAGCTGCTGTAATTCCGGCCATTTTTTTATTCCTGCCCTATTTCGATCGTGCCTTCGCCGGCAGTAGTCCGCACGCTGAAGGTCCCGCTGATCGTCGACGTCGAACGATCAAAATCCAAATTGAACGAAACGATTTCGAGAAAGTCCGGGTCGTCCTGCAATACGCGCGTGATCGCTGTTTTGATCGGACCGGTCGTCCCGGGTCCGTTCAGCAATAAATACCAGTCCACGCCGACCAGCGGCTCAAGCTCGAATTCCCCGAGCCACATATTTACTGCGTTCTGGAGCCGCGCCGCGATTTGCTCACGGTCAGCGACGGTCTGGCGCACACCGTTCACGTACACGATGTCCCCGCCGGAAAGTTTTGTTCCTTTTATGACCATGCGAACGGTGCTCCGATAAGTGGTGTTGCAGTCCCGGTTTCAAACCAGTCGATAGTTGACGCCGCCATTGCCGCGCTTGATGCCGCCGCGTCGTCTGTCGGCAATCCCGTCGGAATCAGAAGACCGGGTGGAGCAGTATAGCTTACCACGCTCAGCCCGTCGACCATTCCCTGACCGAGTTCGTCAGCGAAGGCTGCTGCCGCCGCCTGGAAAACGGCGCCGGTCGGGTCGAGGTGCATCCCCAGCGCCGCGGTCACAAACGCCGCGCGGGCCGCAAGCGCTGTGGTCGACGGAGGCGACACGAACCGCGCGCCGATATAGAGCGCTTCCGCCCAGCCCTCTTTCGTTTGCGTGACTGCTGCGTCGTTGTCCGGTGCATCCCCGACATAATCGACGTAATTCCGGTCACAGAATTTTTGCAATTCCTCGGTCATTCCTGTCACGTCGAGGGCCACGGTTACGCCTCGCCATCCGGTATTTTACTGATCGACGGCCCGAACGGAAATACGTGGCCGTGATTGATCAGGCTGATCGCACGTATTTGCGATTCCGCGATTACATCGCCCTCAAATTCTGCGTCCCCCGTACCGGACAGATCGCCGTCGATTGCCACGTCTCCCTCGACGTCTACCGCACCTTCGATTTCCACGTCCCCGGTGATCTGTACGTCCCCGGTGATTTTTAGGTTCGCGGCTTCGATCTCGAAATCCTGCGTCGCGGTGAGTTTTACTCCCTGGTCTGTGATCTGCAAGAGCGCGCCGCCGCCGTTGTGGCCGATCACGATCCCCGGTTTCGACCAGTCCGCGCTGGTCTGCGGGCTCTTCCGGACACCGCCGACCACAGCCGCATTGTGCAGCGACGCGCCGAGAGCGCTGTCAGAGTCTGCGCCGCGGATTGGCCCGTATACGTCACGGAGCGAGAACGAGACCCAGACGAGATCGCCAGATTCGTACGGATTTATCACGAAAAAACCGCCACCGAACGCGGCCGGCACGACCGGAATTTTCGACAAGACCGGATACTGCGTTTCCTCACCCGCGACGATCTTTCGCGCGAGCGGGCGCACGTCGGCAGTCTGGTTCGCCGCGTCGTACGATTCGACGCGCGCGACCAGAGCGACCTCCCCGTCTTCGCGCGATTGATCGACCAGGTCCTGTAGCAGTTCGGCGAAGCTCATGCGGGCTCTACCTCGATTTCCGTACTCGCCTCGCCCTCCGTCGAAAACTGGTGCTTGCCTTTCAAAACACGGAACGTTCCAGGCGCGCGCTTTGATCGGCTGTCAACGTATACGCCGGACGTCATGCGGTACTCGAAGAGCGTCGAAAATTTCCAGCCCTTCTCCGTTTTTTGCGGGAGTCCAATAATTGCGTCCGGTTCGAGCACGATCGCCGGAGCCTGATCGCGAGACGTCGGAGCGCGGAAATAAATCTGACCCTGGCGTTCGAAGAACACGGAGCCTGTATCTTTCGCGAGCTGTATCAGGGCCTGCCGGAAGGACGTATTAACCGCGTATCGCGGGTATACGTGGTCGCGCTCCGGCTGGATCTGCGCGCCGGTTACCCCAACTTTCGCGAGCAGGGCGCTGATTATCGTGCTCGCCGGCGTCGGAACAGAATAGGCTATCGACACGCGCGCGTTTAGCCACAGATTCGCCGCGCCCATCAAATCGCATTTCAATATTCTGTCAGGCCCGGTCCAGGAATCCTGGGCCTTGATTATGTTCCCCAGGAACACGATCCCGGAATCGCTCTCGTAGCCGGCCGTGATCGTGCAGCGCGGGAAATCTCGGCCGGTTTTTTCGACGCCTTTGACGGTCTGGTCAGCCGGATTGTACAGTTCGACCTGTCCTTTCGTCGGCGTACTACCGGTCACAAAATCGAGTGCGAACGATAACGCGAAATTCTCAGAAGAGAATTCCCGCCCGTTCAGATTTACTGTAGCAATCCTGCCAAATCGCTCAGTCACGGAACACGTACACCAGGACGGATTGTCCCAGGTCCTCCTTTAGAATTTCTTCCTTTACGGGAATCTCAGAAACAAAATCAGCCGCGTCCGCGAGCACGATCTTTGCCGCGATTCGGAATCCTGCGATCGTAGCGCGGATTACGTTAAAACCGTACACCAGCTTGACTGCGTAAATTTCCGCGCCGTCGGCAGTGTAGAACGTAAGCGTATAGAATTCGCCGATCTCATTCCAGAGGAACCGAAGGCGATAGTTGACGCCGCCAAACTCTACGACTTTTTCGACCGGAATTTCAGCGGCCGTCAATGGGATATATTCGAGCGTGATCGCCATTAAAACAGGCTCCGTGCCAGGCTGCGCGTCGGTGCAGGCTCTCCGGGAATTGTGCGCGACTGCGTCTGCGTGCGGCCGGCTTTATTTGTCGGGCGCGCACTCTGTGGCAATTCTATATTGCGCTGACTCGCCTTAGAAACGCGAACCACGACGAACGTCAGTGAGGCGTTTATTGATTCTGTTGGCTCGTCCTGCGCCGGGTCGAATTCTTCGATTTGCAAATTTTCGTACGAATCGTCCGGCGTCACGAACGAGAGCGGCTTTCTTTTCCGCCTCCACTCAAGGATCTTGTCGCGCTTCTCAAATCGCGAGAGCGAGAAAAGTTCCGTCGCGCTGTCGTCCACCAGGGATGCGGATACGCTCAGGCGGTCCGCCTGCTCGCGCGCGTGGTCGCTGGTTTGCCCTCCGTCTTCGACAGGGTATTGCGTCACCGTGTTTGCGTAGCTCGGCGACACCGAAATCGTAGCTGAGAATTTCACGGTCTCTTCGCCGTCAGTCAGAAAAGAACGCTTGCTACTGCTACCCGTAATTACCGAAGCGCGGTCTGTGATACGCTGTGTGAGCGCCATTACGCAAGCCCCAACTGTGAGCGGTATTCCAGCGCCAAATTATCGAGCATTGTTCTGAGCTGTGATTCCAGCGCGCCCACTGCCTCGCGGCCGGACTGAACGATTATCGTGATTGAGGGAGCAAACGTAAATCGACCGCCGCCGCCGGCCGGAGCCGACCCGAACGAACCGGCCGGATGAACCATCCCGGGCTGATCAAACGTTACGAGCTCCGGACCTTTTTCGCCGACGATATAGGGCTGACCCGGCGAGACTCCACCACCGCCAGCCCTGGCTTCAATCTGCGCTTCGCCTGTGAAAAATGATCCAATCGCGCCGAATGCGTCTTTGATTGGTTTGAAAAGTTCGAGCAAATCGTCAACGGCTTCCATAAAAAAGGACGATATTTCGTCCCAATAGAAATACAGGGCGCTCAGCGGGAATAGAGATATTATCAGGATCTTTCCGGCGATCTTTGCGAAATCCAAAAGCTTTCCGAATCCGAATTTCAGAAAATTCCACGCCGCGGCCGCGCCTTTTTTGATCGAATCCCAAACGATTTGAAATCTCTCTCCGATCATATCCGGGACTGCTCGCATGTATTCTGCGACCTCTTCGAACGGGCCGAGGAATTCACCGATCACGCTTTCGCCCCCGGTAAAAAACGTATACAGGTCGTCGATCACGAGGATCACTGCGGCCAGGCCGGCGCCAACAAGCGCGGCAATTCCGATAAACGGGAGCCAGGGCGCGATCATCGCCCAGCCTGCGATCGCCGCATTATACAGAGCAGCGACCAGTAGAGATCCGACAATCGGCGTCAGAACAAGAAGCGCGGTAGTCGTGCGCGCCAGCCCGGATTCCGCGTCAGTGAAAAATTGCAGTACCGGATTTGCGACTTTTAATAACGGGTTCAAACCTTTCAGGAGCAGCGCGCCGACGTTTTCCTGTAGATCACCCCACGCGGTCGCGTTTATTTTCGCCAGCGCCTCGGACGTTTCCAGGTAGTCGTTGTATTTGTTCTGAATATCGCCGCCCTCTTCTGCCAGAGCGTTCATTAGAAGTTGC